AGGGCATTGCAAGGAACGCAATCGGCCGCATCCTGATGAGCGACCTGGCCGAGAAAGTAAGCTACATCACAGACCGGATCGACCTTGAAGCCACAAAAGAAGCAAGAAGCGAGGCGGTCAGCCAGGTACTTACAGCCCTGAAGAACAACGCCAGACCGGCAACCGAGGAAGAAAAAGACGAGATGAGAGCAGCCTTCGGAAAAGGACAGACGGTGATCAACATCCTGACCGGAGAGCGGATCAACCTTTAAAAAGCACCGGGAGAGGGGCCGCAAGGTCTTTTCTTGTTTCACTAGACCCTCCGGGGTCTTTTTGTTTTGCATGGAAGGAGGAGATGCCGTATGGCGACCAGAGGCAGAAAGCCCACACCGACAGCCATCAAGGAGCTGGAGGGGAACCCGGGCAAGAGAAAACTGAATACTAATGAGCCAAGGCCACTGAAGAAGGCACCCTCCTGTCCTAAGTGGCTGGAGCCGGAAGCCAGGAAGGAGTGGCGGCGACTTGCAAAGAAGATGGAAGCCCTGGGTATTCTGACGGAGGTCGATATGGCTGCTTTTGCCGGCTACTGCCAGGCTTATGCAAGATGGAAGGAAGCTGAGGAGTTCATCACTCAGCATGGAACCATTGTAAAGACGCCAAGCGGATACTGGCAGACGGTGCCGCAGGTCTCAATTGCACAAACCTATCTTAAGCTCATGAACCGTCTTGCGGAGCAGTTCGGGCTGACACCTGCAGCTCGTAGCAGGATTGTTGCGGACACTACAAAAAGCACAGGTGGGGATGAATTGGAGGAGTTGCTCAATGGATGATAGTACGAGGATACAACCAGAAAAGGATTATTATAGGTATTACTGTAATAATGGCAGGTCATTTATTTTTGATAAATGTGACCTGCCATTTTTCAGGGAAACTGTGTGTACAGTTGATGAGAGAGGATATGTTACAGCACACAGAAAAAAAGTAATGATCTCTCATATACTTACAGGAGCAGATAGCTTATCGGTTGTAGATCATATTAACGGAGATCCATTTGATAATAGACGCTGTAATCTTCGAGTAGTTAGCAATATGCAAAATCACTGGAACTATAGGCTGTCTAATAGAAACACTACTGGATTTAAAGGTATCTACAAAGATAAGTCTTCGAACAAATATCATGCAAGGATTTGTGAGAACGGGAAACGGCACTACTTAGGACTATTCTGTTCTGCAGTAGAAGCAGCAAGAGCTTATGATGATGCAGCAAGAAAGTATTTCGGAGAGTATGCAACATTGAATTTTCCTCGTAGTAATGAACAGGGTTGTGCTCCTGTGTTTGGGGGTGATGCGTGATGGGACAGCAGCGCCCTGCGAATTATCCGAAACTAAAAAACTATAAGCCGACCCGTTTCATGTTGGATACGTCTCACTATGACAAGAAGAAGGCAGATCGGGCCGTTACGTTTATCGAGAACCTGAAACACACCAAGGGCAAGTGGGATGGGAAGCCCTTCTGGCTTTTGCCTTGGCAGGAGCAGATCATTCGGGATATCTTCGGAGTCGTTGATGAGAACGGTCACAGGCAGTTCCGGACCGCCTATATCGAGATCGGAAAGAAGAACGGCAAGAGTGAGCTTGCTGCGGCAGTCGCCTTGTATCTCCTCTATGCGGACGGAGAGCCCTCGGCTGAAGTGTATGGTGCGGCTGCAGATCGTCAGCAGGCATCCATCGTTTTTGATGTTGCTAAGCGCATGGTGGAGAAGGCACCTGCCTTGCTCAAAAGGTCCAAGATTGCGGCTGCAACAAAGCGACTTGTCAATTACAGCAATGCCGGTTTCTACCAGGTGCTTTCCGCGGAAGTAGGGACTAAGCATGGACTGAATGTTTCAGGGCTCGTCCTGGACGAGGTCCATGCGCAGCCAAACCGCAAATTATACGATGTATTAACCAAAGGATCGGGCGATGCTAGAGAGCAGCCGCTGTACTTTCTCATCACGACGGCTGGAACAGACAAGGAATCGATCTGCTTTGAGCTGCACTCCAAAGCACTGGATATCCTAAACGGCCGCAAGATTGATCACACCTTCTACCCTGTGGTGTATGGCCTTGCCGATGATGAGGATTGGACGGATGAGGCTAACTGGTACAAGGCGAATCCTTCCCTTGGCCAGACCATTCAGATCGAGCGTGTCCGGGAGATGTTCCAGGAGGCCATCGACAACCCGGCAGAGGAGAATGTCTTCAAGCAGCTTAGGCTTAACATGTGGGTCTCGTCTCTGACACGGTTTATCCCAGAGCAGATCTACGATTTAGGAAATGTGCCGATTGATATGGAAGCCTTGAAAGGCCGAGACTGCTACGGGGGACTCGACCTTTCAAGTACTGGTGACATCACAGCTTTTGTGCTCATGTTTCCGCCGAGGGATGAGTCAGAGAAGTACATCTTGCTTCCCTTTTTCTGGATACCGGAGGATACCATCCCGATCCGAGTGCGCAGGGCGTCGGTCCCTTATGACGTCTGGCACCAGCAGGGATATCTCATGGCGACTGAAGGAAATGTGATTCATTACGGCTTCATCGAAAAGTTCATCGAGGATTTGGGAACACAGTACCACATCCTAGAGATCGCCTTTGACCGGTGGGGAGCTGTGCAGATGACGCAGGACCTTGAGGGCATGGGCTTTACTGTGGTTCCCTTTGGCCAAGGCTATAAAGATATGAGTCCGCCGACGAAGGAGTTCTACAAACTTCTTATGGAAGGACGGATTATTCACGGCGGTCACCCGGTCATGCGCTGGATGAGCGGGAACGTGGTGGTTGATACAGATCCAGCTGGTAATATCAAATGCACCAAGGCAAAGTCGCCGGAGAAGATCGATGGCATCGTCGCGCTGATTATGGGGCTTGACCGCTGTATCCGGCATGAAATGCAGGGAAGCGTCTACGATGAACGAGGCCTGCTGGTTTTCTGATGTCCAAAATAGGATAAGATTGGACTTATAAAATACTATATACTGGTATTGTGAAAGATTGCGAGGGCTACCCGGAAACGGGCGGTCCTTTTTCTATATTTGGAGGAATTGTGATGGGATTTTTTGAATGGCTAGGCCTTAGTCCCAGAGATGCACCGGTGCATCCTGCCATCACGGATAACGTCCGCGACTCTGGGCAGCTTTTTGTGTTCGGGAAGGCGGACAGTGGTGAACGAGTCGACGAGAAGAGCGCGATGCAGATCGCAACGGTTTACGCCTGTGTTCGGCTCCTGGCTGAGACAGTGGCAGGATTACCGCTGCACTTATATCGGTATACGGACGAAGGGAAGGAGCAGGCCAGGGACCACCCTTTGTACAAGATACTCTACCGGCAGCCAAATCCGGAGATGACGAGCTTTTCCTTCCGGGAGACGATGATGACGCATTTGCTACTTTGGGGAAATGCCTACGCCCAGATCGTCCGAGATGGAAGAAATGCCGTCCTTGGTCTGTATCCGCTCTTGCCGGAGAACGTTGAGATCGACCGAAACGAGAAGGGTGAGATCTATTATATCTACCACGCATACACGGACGAGAAGCCTGGAGAAACCAACCGGGACATTTATTTCCGCTATGACGAGGTCTTCCATGTTCCCGGGCTGGGCTTCAATGGACTGACTGGATTTTCACCGATTGCCATGATGAAGAACGCCCTCGGCACGACGCTGGCAGTTGAGAAGTATGGGAGCTCCTTCTTCCGGAACGGTGCACAGCCGTCAGGCGTCCTGGAGCATCCGGGAGTTCTCAAGAACCCAGAGAAGATCCGAGAGAACTGGTCAGATGTATATGGCGGCGCGAACAATGCCCACAAGGTCGCTGTACTTGAAGAAGGGATGCAGTACAAACCGATCTCTCTGCCACCGGAAGACAGCCAGTTCCTGAGTACCAGGCAATTTGGCGTAAACGAGATATGTCGTATCTTCCGCGTGCCTCCGCACATGGTGCAGGACCTCGAGCATGCCACCTTTAGTAACATCGAGCACCAGTCGATTGACTTCGTCGTCCATACTCTGACTCCTTGGCTAGTTCGCTTCGAGCAAGCCATCATCAAGGACCTCCTGCTGCCGGAAGAACAGGATACCTACATTCCAAAGTTCAATGTCGACGGACTCCTCCGTGGTGACTATAAGTCTCGCATGGAAGGCTATGCAATTGGGATCAATAATGGCTTTATGTCGCCTAACGAATGTAGGAAGCTCGAACAATTTGACAGCATTCCACCCGAAAAAGGCGGTGATAGCTACATGGTGAATGGAAGTATGGTAAGGCTCGAAGATATAGGTGCGGCGTATAAAAAGGAGGAAAATAACTATGGGAATACCCCTCGATCTGACGGGGATGCAGTTCGGAAATCTGACAGCGATCGAAAAAGTCGAAAGCAATAAAAAGGCTACACTTTGGAGATGTCGCTGCTCATGTGGAAAAGAAACAGTTGTCCAATTAGGAAACCTTAGGAGTGGGCACACGAAATCCTGCGGAAAGTGCAATACTGTAATTGTTCATGGCGGGGTTATGGAATGTGTCGTGAAGAACGGTCGGACATTTTTGTTTGATGAAGAAGATCTTCCCCTTGTAAAAGCTTGCACATGGACGGTAGATAAGGATGGTTATGTGCGGGGACAAAAAGGAGACAAAA